CGTTGATTTTCCGGGGAAAAAGTCTTGAGCTTCTTTTAAAGCTACGTCTATATCTTTATTTTCTTTTAAAGCTCTGTTAACTTGTTCATTAACATAAGTTTTTTTATCGTAAACCTTATCACGCATTGTAAAGGTATTACCTTCACCTACGAATTTATCAAATTCTTTACTAAAACCTTCACGTAGTTCACCAGCATATCTATTTTGATTGGTTCTAAGTTGACCACCTCTACCAGATACACTTTTATAAACTCTGTCTTTATTTTCAAGTTGCCATCCCTTTTCACCTTTATCTTTAAATCTCTGTTGAACACCATCTATAAATATCGGTGGTAACCCTTTAGCTGATAAATTTCCTGTCTTTGTTTTCTTCCCAGATCTTTTTAATTTGTTTATTAAAAACTCTTGTAATTCTGATCGTTGTTTTTTATCTATTCGATAGGCACCTTTTTCTAATTTAAATTTAGCCATTAAAAAAGCCCCTTGCGGGGCGGTAAATATACGTGGGTGTATTAATTAAGCAGCGATGTGTTCGCTTATAATTCGTTCGCGCTCAGGTCTGTTTCCAAATGTCTCTCGACACCATCTGAGCCAATGACTACTACCTTTGCCTTGGTTGCACGCTCTGCAACAGGAGACAACATTTGTTGTAAGATCTTCCCCACCTCTGCAACGAGGTTTGACGTGATCGAGTGTAAGTTCATGTTCTTCATAAAAATTTCCGCAATAAACACATTGACAGTTGAAGTGCTGTTTAATAGCTCTTCTCCAGAGCCGTTTAGAATCTGAACTTGTCATGGTTATTAGATTGTGTAAGTAATGTTTTGGGCTAGGTAGTAGAGGGGTCATTTTTTGCGTTTACGTATCTTGAGTCTGCTTTTTCGATTAATCGAGGGTCTTTGTAGTCTCCCTCTGGTCGTACTCCCCTTATAGTGAGCAGCGTCTCGTCCATCACGATTTCCGTAAGTTCCAAGTTTCCTATTAAGTCGATTTGCATTGACACGTATTCTTAATCCCTTTTTTGTTTTGTTATATGCTTTTTGTTGAGCTTTGTAATTACCATTGGCATACTTAGCTCCTCGTCTTCTTCTAGTAAGCGCGCGTTTTGCCATAGAGCTTTGCCTTAACTAAGTCTGGATCTATTTCTGGTAATACATTTGCCAGCTTTTGTAATGGGTTGCCATCATAAGCAACACCTGATATATCATTTGATTTCAGCCAATCACAGGCTGCTTTTAAATCTTGAGTAGTTGCTTCACCACTCTTAACTCGTTTTAAAAACTCGTTTGTGACCAACTGATGTAGTTCATTGAACTGTTCTTCAGTTGCTTTCTTCATCTGTCGTAGTTATTTGATTGTCATGGTTATCACCCATACTGGTTCCACCTTTCCAATCCATTCCAACTGCTGTAGGTTTAACACCGTTTAGCCAATGTTGGACAGACAAGAAACAGCCACCGTTTGGTCCAGCTTTAGCAGAATGCTCATCATCTGGAGTAACCCTAACAAATTGATAGTGTGCAGCAGATAGATTAGTACCCTCTGCTTGCTTATCTGCGAACCACATTGGAAGAGTAGTTCCACCATTTGAATAGAACTCAATACCTTTCAATGCAACTTCGTAAGAATCAACATTAGGGTGGGTATGTGGCGGAATATATACATCCGGTTTAACAGTTACTAATTCCACTTGAAATGGTTCATATCTGTAAATACATAAGGAAGTTAATCCTTCTACAAAATGAATAGAGTTTTCTAAAGGAGTAAATATTTTTAAACCAGCATCTAAGTACCATTTAAGGAAATTAGTCAATTCATCGTCAAATTCCCTTCCTGTTCCGTCTTTCATGTAATTCTCGTAAAAAATGCCCCTTCAGAATCGCCTGTAAGGGGCTTGTAATTTTGTCTGGGTATGTCTGTACCCTTGATTTATTCGATTTCTAAGCCTTTTTTAACTATTTCTAAGGCTTTATTATCAAGCTTGTTATCAGTCTGCTCTACTAGTTTTTCTAATAATTCAACTACAAATTTCTTGAATTTAGGGCTTTTTAAACCAGTTAGAACGAGTGGTTTTAGAAGTGCTAACATCTTTTTTCTTAAGTAATGATTGTATTGGTACTACGTCTGAGCACAAGTGATAAACACGAGTTCCCGGTAGCAGGGTAAAGCCACGTTGCATAAATTTTGTACAGTTGTCTATACGGACAAGCTCGTAATTTAATTGCATCTTTTCTTCTTGACGTTTAGCTATGGCTCTACATTGTTTAAGACCCTCTCTATCTAGAGGAACCATGAAGTTAACTTGAAAACCCCAGTTCTCATTTATCTGATAACCAGATGGATAAAGTTCTCCGGTATCCTCATTATGAGAATAAGGATTGGTATGATTGCCCATATAGAAAGGACTAAACGTCATTGTTGATCCGTTGCATTGAATGCTAGGACCGTACGACTGTCTCGAAGAAGCTCCATTGTTCTGAAATTGGACAGCCGAATTGGTAACGTTTCCGGTCGCTGCGGCGACTGGGTTAGCGTTGTTATTAGTGTCTCCTTCAGCAAATATTGGATTTACTGAGAGAATACAGACAGCGAAGTAGTAGTAGAGTTTATGGTGTAATTTGTTGTTGTATCCCATTGCTCTACTAGCCCTGCTGATCGACTTGTTGTTTCTAATGTCCAAGGCAGAGTTGCATCTGTGACTGAGAATGTTGTACCAGTTGCGGATATATCTGCTGATGGAGTTACGTTTGTTCCTGACCATGTATTTACTTCAGATCCAAATATTTGCTTCTGCGTAACTTCTGTAATAGTTTGAGTGGTAGTGGTTGTACTGTTCATACTTCCAGTTGTGAACTGGGGAGTCACAGTATTTGCTCTAGCTATGCTGGGTGATAACAAGGCTAAGAGAAGAATAAATTTCTTCATGCTTTTGGTGTGTCTTGTTTTTTCATCATTGGGCAAGTAGGAGGTTTACTATTACCGTTTTTACCTGTAGTCAAACCGAATGTTGCAAGCGCCCCCGTAAAAACGCTGGCTACGAAAGTTATATCTGAGTTACCAGCTTTCTTAACCATTGGTATATCTACATAGTTCATAGTAATAATGAAACCAGACCACACGACTACTCCGAGTCGCACAAAAGTCCCAAGTATTTCTATTTGATGCTCTTTATCTTCAGCAGCATCTTTTAATTTACTTATCAGTCCCTTTTTCTTTGGTTCCTTTTCTTCCACCGATTTTCTTAATTGTTGTTTTTAATATTGGTTTAAGTGCTGTTACTACCCACTTAAAGGCAGCTGTAGCTGTAAGGGTGGCTGCCACAGAAACTACTGCTGTGGTGGAAGCAGTAATAAGTATTTCATTTTCTGGTAAAGGTACTTTGTAATCTAATATTGGTATCTTTACTTGTCTTAATCCTGTATCTGTTTCAGGTGTTGCTTCAGGTTCAGTACCTTCTGGTTCTCTTAAGTCGCTAGGTGGTACAACTAAAGGTTTATAGAAAGGTACTTTTCCTGTAGGTAAAGGTATAGATATTGTTTTTATAGTTTCTACTGGTGGAATTACTATGGTGGGTGTTTCCACTATGCTGCTACTTCCATAACAGTCATAGTTGAAGTAGTTTCGGTAAAAGTAACAGTACTCCACCTATTAAACCAAGCCGTACCACTAACACTTGCCCAAAATGGTGTGTAATATCTACTGTTTGTATTTCCTGCTGTTTCTATGACTTGAACAGGTTGATGAAACTGATTGTTTGCACTATTTACAACAGAGTAAGTATTTCCGTCTGCTGTTGAACTTACATAACCAGAAGGTTGATTTACCATTGTTGTGCCATCTTTTAATATTCTTACTGTTATACCACCACCTGTTTCATGAAAACCTAGAAAAGCCGTTACAATAATTTTGCTTGAAGCAGAAGTTGGTGTAATAGTACATCTCAAATCAGTTGTTATTTCTGCAAATGTCGTGCTATTATTACTCGCTGTTCCAGTAGCTACTGCTGTTACAACTTGAAGGATTTTTCCACTAGCCGGTAATGTTTCAAAAGCTGGAGGTGATCCAGCTCCTGTAGATGTTAATACCTGTCCGTCTGTACCGGGTCCTACTGCAACTGGATCTCCAGAAGCATCATATGTAATTATTTGACCATCTGTACCGCTAGCCATCTTAGCAAGTGTTACTGCGTTATCTGCAATAGTTAATGCTCCACTACCAGTAACGTCACCTGTATGGGTAGCGTTTGTAGTTTTAGCTGTGTTAGCTGCAATTTCAGTATTAATTGAGTTAGCTAATTTATCTGCCGTAACAGCATCATCTTTAATGCTTTCTGTTCCTATTTTCGTTAATGCCATTTACCCTCCTATGGTTTTGGGTATTTATCTTTAATAGCTTTAATATCTGCTTTCCAAGCATCTATACCTGAATGATATATTTTGTCGAGCTGGTCTTGCCATGTAGGGTACTCAGCTTCTCTATCTCGTTGATATTTTTTAGCTGCATAAGCATCGTCTATCGATTTACGAGCTGCTGCTATTTTGGCATCATCAAGTGTTACCTTGTTGCCATCTTTGTCAAACGCTCCTTGGGCGTCGTCTATTGAAATTACTGTTCCGCTATAAGCAGAATAAATTGCTTCGTGATCCATAATTTTAAATTTTTTTTTATTAATCAGCAGCTTCGGCTGTGTTTCCCTCTGCTACCCACGCAAGGTACTCTTGGTAGTCGGTGTTTGCTTCGTCTTTAGGAATTATAGAGTTATCTTCTTTTCTAAGAATGTAGTTTTCTGAAATTTTTGCCTGTGAAGAACCTTTATGTTCTGTGAATTTTTTGTAAGTATAAGTCATAATTAAAGCTCGCATGATGCTGTGTAGTTAACTCTGCCTGTAGTATTTCCAGTTGCGTTAGACAATGGAGAATAGTTCCAACCTGAGGTTGACACATAAGCACTACCATGACCATTAACTCCACCAGATGTATTTACATTAGTCATTTCAACATTTGAGCCGTAAGTTATGGTGGGGGTGGCTCGCATCGTAGTCGGCCAACTAATTAATTGATAATCATAAACATTTCCTCCATCACCGTTATACCAATTCCTTGAAGTTACATCTACAACACAATACCTCTGACATAAAGCAAGCTCCTGACCATATGACCTATGCTCAAAATCTGTGCAAGCATCTGAAGCTTCTAACTGAACTCCACATAAATAAAAAACATTTGAAGTACTATCAGCAACATTTACCTGTCCTACTGCTCTGTTTGCATTAGTATTTGCAGCCCATGATGTTGCTAAAGTTCCACTTGTATAAGTACTTCCAGCAGCTAAGTAAAAGTGTATCTCAAAGGACCTTCCATTATCATTTCCAAAAGCATTAGAAGTTTCATTATCAATAACTAATTTTTGTTGTTCCCAAGTATTCGCACTTGATATTGTATATGCTTTACAAATATGCCTACTATTATCATGGTCAAACAATTCAACAATATGTGTTCCAGTTTTTGGAGATTTTACCCAGAAAGATAATGCAAACTTTTTAGGACTTGTTGTACCTTTACCAAACCTTTGTACGTCATAACCCTCTATTCTATAACTCAACATCAATCTATCACCGGCTGCTAAAGAAGAATCAGCAGTAGTACAGTCCATTTTTAAGCTATTTCTAAATGTAGTTCCAGCTGGCACATCTGTGTCTCTAGATTGAGTCCAAGTACCAGTAGTTCCTAAAGTTGTGTACCAACGATCAACAGTATGATAACCACCAGATGTAATACTGCCAACTTGTGTTGCTCTTTGGGCTATTTGAAATTCTCCGTTTATTATGACATTTCTATTCGGCCCAACACTAAGATTAGGTATGGTTGTACTTCCATCTGCATTTAAAACAATATTGTTAGTACTAGAGGAAGCATGTTTAATATTTGTTGTGTTTAAAGTTGCCATTATCCTGCTACCTCCATTACTATTATTGTATTTGAAGAGCTACCAGAATAGTTTGCTGCTGTTGCTGAATATCCTGTTCTACCTAAATATAGAGTTGAACTTTGTTGTCTTTTCCATTGCAATTTATAATTAACAGCAGAAGTGGTATTTGGTGAATCAAGAATAAGAAATGGAACATCATGATAATCATAATAACCATTACCAGAAGACCAGCACAATAATTGAGTAAATGAAGCATGATTTCCTCCTGTACCGTTGCCTATTGCAGTAGCAGTACCACCAACAGTTCTTATCATTTGAAGATATGCTTCCTCATCTATTCCTGATACTCTCATTGCTACTTGTACCAAAATTTTACTAGACGTAGCACTAGGAGTTATGTTTACATTAAATCCTGATATGTCAACATAACTTGAAGAAGTTGTGCTTTGAGCACCTGTAAGGATTGTTGATTGAACTTGAAGAATTTTACCTGTGGAAGAGTTAGAAGTAAGAATAGTTCCACTTGCAGTTCCCGGTACAGTCAACTCAAAAGCATTATTACCAGTTGTACTGGCTGGTCCTTTAATAGCAACTGTTCCTCCACCGCC